GCATGGCAATTTGATACACATAACTTCCCAAATGTAAATAATGTAGTTGGTTCAGCTTTAATGAAAGAAGGACAATATCATTCAGTTTGGCATTATGTAGCTAAAGGTCATTTCGGGCATGATGCTTTGACGCAAATGAACCCAATTACGATTTATCGTATTCAATCAAAGCAATATGCTAATTCTAAAATGATTGAGCAAACAGGAATGTTTGGAATAGATAATCACAGCGTTTGGAATTGCCCTGATAATTACATTTTCCCAACAGTACACAATTGGAGTGAGGGTTGCCAAGTAATTGCAAATCCAAATGAACACGAAGCGCATATTGGTAGAATCCAAAACAATGTGATTGCTTATGGCAATGCTTTTAGTTATACACTTTTTAATATTGCTGATTTACAGCCAGCATTAGCATAGTTCAGTTTTCATGGAGTATTTTTGAGTGAAAGAGCCGCAGCAATGCGGCTTTTTTATTCCACAAAAATAAATTTATAAAAATACTTGCAAAATCAAAAATCTTTACTTTACCTTTGCACCCACTACGTACGAGGTAGCACATAAACTAATTGGGCTTTATTTCTTTTAGCAACTCGTACTTGCTATTTGAAATGAAGCCCTTTCTTTTTAAACAAATATTTATGAATGAGTACGAGAAATTCTTAGAAGCCAAACGGCACTCAATCGGTAATTCGGGATTTGAGCCTAATTATTTACCCGAAATTGCTTTTGATTTTCAGAAATTTATTATTGAAAAATCAATACGAAAAGGTCGGATAGCTGTATTCGCCGATACAGGATTAGGCAAGACTTTAATTCAATTATCAATTGCCAAAAATATAATTCAGCACACTAATAAACCTGTGTTGATATTAACGCCTTTAGCGGTTGCTTTTCAATTTATTTTGGAAGCCGAAAAGTTGGGTATTGATGACATTGAATATTCAAAAGATGGCAAGTTTTCAAAAAAAATAATTATTTGCAATTATGAGCGGTTGCACTATTTTAATTCAAATGATTTTATTGGGGTGATTTTAGATGAAAGTTCTATTTTGAAAAATTTTGATGGTGCAATAAAAAATGAAGTTACTGCATTTGTCAAAAAAATACCTTACCGATTTTTATCAACAGCAACACCAAGCCCAAATGATTTTATTGAATTAGGCACAAGTAGCGAAGCATTGGGATACATGGGGTATATGGATATGTTGACAAAGTTTTTTAAAAACAATCAAAATTCAGTTGATAGTAATAACAGAAATATTGGTGAGAAATTTTATTTAAAACCTCATGCTGAAAAAGATTTTTTTGCATGGGTAAATCAATGGAGTATTATGTGCAAGATGCCAAGCGATTTAGGGTTTTCAAATGACCGATATGTATTGCCGCAATTGATTGTAAATAAACACACCGTAAAAAATCAAAGTTTGATTGATGTAAATGGTCAAGTACAAATGTTTACTCCTATTGCTAAATCAATGACAGAGGTAAGGCATGAGCAAAAACAAACAGAAGAAAAAAGATGTGAAAAAGCTATCGAATTAGCTGCAAATAAAACGAGTGTTTATTGGTGCAATACCAACAATGAAAGCAGTATTTTAAAGCATTCTGACAAAGAAGCTGTTGAAATTATAGGTAGCCAAAGCATTGATAAAAAAGAAGAAATTTTGTTAGCTTTTGCAAAAGGGGAAATAAAAAGATTGATTACAAAAGCTAAAATGACTTCATTCGGGTTGAACTGGCAACATTGCAATCATTCTGTATTTTTCCCTACATGGAGCTATGAACAATATTATCAAGCAATACGCCGTTTTTGGAGGTTTGGTCAAAAAAATGATGTTACTATTGATATGGTAATTTCAGACGGACAAACAAGGGTTTTAGAGGCTTTGCAGCAAAAAACAGAAAAGGCAATTCAATTGCATAAACAATTAACTGATAATGTAAATTCAAATTTCACAAATCATAAAAAGCAATTCGACAAACAAATAATTTTACCAAATTTCTTAACCAACTAAATCAAAAAAAAATGTCAAAAATTAAAGACCAAATTCATTCAGAAAATTACAGCATCTACAATGGTGATTGTATGCACGTATTGCCTCAAATAGGCACAGAGTCAGTAGATTTAAGCGTTTATTCACCGCCGTTTGCAGGGCTTTATAATTACAGTTCAAGCGAAAATGATTTTAGTAATTGTGAAAATAAAGAACAATTTTTAGAACAATACGATTTCTTAATAAAAGAAATTTCACGAGTAACCAAAAAGGGCAGAATTACGGCGGTGCATTGTACTGATGTGTTTGATAATACTTGCCGACTTTGGGATTTCCCACACGAAATAATAAAGTTGCATGAAAAACATGGGTTTGAATATCGCAATAGAATTACAATTTGGAAAGAGCCTTTAAAAGTACGTATGCGTACAATGGTTCAAAGTTTGATGCACAAATTTATTGTTGAAGATTCTACTAAATGTTTTACTGCAATGCCTGATTATGTTTTGATTTTTACTAAAAAAGGTGAAAATGAAGTGCCAGTAACACATGAGTTTGGATTGAATGAATATTTTGGTGAAACACCAATTTTGCCAAATATTTTACAAGCATGGAATAATGCCAACGAAAGCAATTTGAATGAGGTTCAATTATGGGAATATTTAAATCGGGAGTTCAAAAATTGTAAAGACCCAAAAGGTAATAAGTTAAGCCATTATATTTGGCAACGTTACGCTTCCAGCGTTTGGGATGATATTAGAATTGACAATGTTTTGCCTTTTAAAGATTCAAAAGAAGAAGATGACGAAAAGCACGTACACCCATTGCAATTAGATGTGATTGATAGAATTGTTGAATTATATTCAAACCCAAATGAAGTAGTGCTAACTCCATTTATGGGAGTTGGTAGTGAAGTTTATTCACCTGTAAGCATGGGCAGAAAAGCGATAGGGGTTGAATTAAAAGATAGCTATTTTAAACAAGCGATTTTAAATGTAAAAGATGCTGAAAAAAGATTTGCAGAAAGGCAAGTTCAAAAAACAATTTTCTAACCAAAAGCCCGATTTATTTCGGGCTTTTTTATTTCCTCGAAAGCTGCTTTATTGCTGCATATTTACATTTCATTAACATTTGTTTTGAAGAAAAAAGAAAAATAAAACAAAAATAATTTGGAAATTGAAAAAACGTGCTTATCTTTGCAGCACATTATTAAACAATCAAAAACAAACATCACATGAAAACATTTAAAGCAATTAATTTCAAAAGAGATTATGAAATCACAAATGTAAAATTTGTTCAGTGCAATGAAAACCCAAATAGTACAATATGGGTTGAATGCGAAGCATCTGAAATTAATTGCGAACAACTTTATAAACAAGATGATAAAATTTATTTCGGTTATTTGTAATCGGAAATTAAAAAAATCAAAAAACAAAACAATGCCAACAAAAACCAAATCAAAAACAACACGTTCAACTGGAGTTGTGGTAAATGTACCGCAGTCGGTTTTGAGCAAAATTGACAGAGCAGAAAGGAACTATCCAACAAACACAGCTTTTTGTAAAGAACTGCATATCGCAGCACCAAAATTGAGAAACTTGCGATTAACGAAAAAATGTTTGTCTTCAACTTTAATGAGCCTTGAACTTTCACTTTCTAAAATAAAATAATAATGGTACAATTAACACACTTAATTAGCAGCGCAGCAGATGATGGGGTTGAATTAGCAATTCATTTCAACGCTTGGGAAGATGATGATAAAAATTTGTGCTGGGAACTTTTGGAAGTGGGCGTAATAATTAATGACAAAGCAGAGTTTAACATTTTACCTTTATGTTATAATAAAGTTGATGATATAATTGACTACGCTAATCCAACAGTAAAAGGTCAGGCAGCACTTGACTTTTATGAAAAGCAAATCAAAGATAATATTGTTGAACTTTGGCGAATTGAAAAAACAACTGACACAATAAATTAAAATCCCCATGCAAGAAGAATTAAAAATTTACATTGAAAAATCAAAGGAGTTGCGAATACAATCCATGCAGCTAATTAGGCACTATACAAACCCGAAATCAACTGCAAAAGAGTTTCACGACCAACGCCAAAAGGTTAGCCAATTAGCGCAAGAACATTATAAAATCGAAAAACAAATTGAGCAATACTTATGACAAATAACGACTTAATCACATTAGTTTTACAAGCTGCAAAGAATGCAGAGGTAGAAATTTTTGAAGTAGGCGAACTATCAATAAGCTATTTTGGCTTTAAAATCAGATTGAATGGCGAAGTATCAGGTACTTCATTTGGCAGCAAAAAAGACTTTGAAAATTACGAGTTTGTTTATGCAGCAATTTTAAAAGAAAAACAATTATTAATTGAAATAACAGCAAAATGAAAAATCAAATTGAAACCATTTCAGACAAAATCAAAGCTGCGATTATAAAAGCAGAAGCAGACAACTTCAACGAGTTATTTAACAGAAGACAAGTATATGAACGTGCATGGGAAAAGTCATGTGATGAACGCTGCCAGTATGCAATGAAGTTCTATTGGGACTTGATGAATAAAGTTGAATCGCAGTTAGAATCAATTATTTCACTTCCTAAAAATTTATTTGTATGAAAGACCTAATCGTAATAATCATTTCAGCATTGGCAGGAATATCATTATTTGCAATATTAATGTGCTTGTTGCAATTGGCTTGGTGGGCTGTTGAATATTTACTGCTAATAAATAACAGTACGCATAAATGGGTTCGGCAATATAACGCTATGAATGGCAAATGGTACTGGGCAAAAGTTGAACGATTTTAACTTTTTAAAGAAAAAAAAGAAAATAGTTTTAAAATTATTTGGAAATTCTATTTCCGCAACATATCTTTGCAATCAATTCAAAAATAAACAATAACAAAATGAAAATCGAAATCAAAAAAACAACAAGACCAGACGGCAGTACTTTTTATGCTGCTTACAAAGAAGATGAAACAATATTTATTGTTGGCACTTGCACATTTGTAACAAGCAGCAGAAATGATGAACAAGCAATTGAAGAAGCCGAAATGGCTGCAAGAAATTTTTTAATTAAACCAATCGTTGAAACAGTTAAAACAATCGAAATTTAATTATGAGCAACCAATTAACAACAAATAAAAGGCAACTGCCAGTATTAAATGACTTATATCAGGATATAGAATTGGCAGCAAGAAATAGCGAATTAAATGTTTTGCTAAATCAACAACCGAAATTAGATTGGATAAAACAAAACAAGTTTGCCAACAATACCAACTATCTGCCAATTGAGAAAGTAGAATATTTGCTTACATCAATTTTTCTTTCATGGCGGCTCGAAATCAAAGAAGTAACTGTAATAGCTAATTCAGTTGTGGTTTGCGTTCGGTTACACATTCAATCGCCGATAACAGGCGAATGGGATTGGCAAGATGGTATCGGTGCAGCACCAATCCAAACCAAAAGCGGCGCACCTGCAACAGACTTTTCACAGGTACAAACATCAGCCGTTCAAATGGCAGCACCAGCAGCAGAAAGTTACGCTTTAAAAGATGCTGCTGAAAAGTTGGGTAAGTTATTCGGCAAAGATTTAAACCGAAAAGATGTAATTGAAATTGCACCACAAATGCAAAACAAAGCAGACGCATTGAATGACAAACTAACTAAATTAAAGGAGGTATCAAATGGGTAGTTTATTTGAAGCGCAAGCCGATTGGCTGCAACAAAGATGCGGAAAAATAACTGCATCTGAAGTTTGGAAATTGATGGAAAAAGGTCGCAATGGTGAATACTTTGGCAAAGGTGCGAAAACATACATCAAACAAAAAATAGCAGAAATATTGACTTTGGAAATTGTGAATGGCGGCAGGTCAAACATGGCTGCAATGGAGTGGGGTTCAGCACATGAATTTGAAGCCGTGCAGCGATTTGAAAAAGAAAAAGGGCATTCAGTTGAATATTTTGGCGGCGCAAATCCGAAGTTTTTTGAACTCGATGAATTTAGCGGTGGCAGCCCTGATGGATTAACCGAAGATGCAATTATCGAAGTCAAATGTCCTTTCAATAGTGGCGAACACATTAGCCATTTAGAACTGCAAAACGATATGGATTTACTCGATTATGCGCCTGAATACTACTGGCAAATGCAAATGAATATGTTAGTGTGCAAAAAGTCAAAAGGTTGGTTTATTTCTTTCGATGGAAGGTTTGCAGACGATAAACTGCAAATTCACATC